TGGTTAGAGCAGGCGACTCATAATCGCTTGGTCGCTGGTTCAAGTCCAGCAGGGGCCACCAAATTTTAGCTTTATAATCATATAATTAAGCCACTTTTCCGAGTGGCTTTTTTGTTGCCCTTAATCTGAGTGGCGATGAAATGGCGATGTATTTCCTACCGCCACTTAGTAGCAGGTATAAAAAAACCCGCTCAAGGCGGGTGATTTCTAGAACCAAGGTAACTGGCTTTGACCCGTTCGAGTCGGGTGAGGTGGTGCCGGAACGACAATACCTGGAGTGGCAATATATCGCTCAACTGACTCCATCGTGACAAATGTGCAGCTGCAATTAATATTGGTGCATTGGTGATATCGTTCTTTGGTATTTTCGCTTAGATAACGACTACTGCGCGCATGTGCCGCGTGCTGGCATTTCGGACAATGGAACATGATGCGCTCCGTAATTCACTTTTAGTGAATGAATGATACTCAATTTTTCACCATTTGAGAATGACTTTATTCCCCTTCCTCTTCCGAATCGTAATCGACTTCCGATAATTTAACCTCAAGTTCCAGAGACGTCATGAAGCCGCCGTTACTGAGAGAATGGGTCACTTTAGTGATTGTCCATGATTGCTCGTCTATGACGCGCTTAAAGCCTGTAACCCGCACTGGCGTCTCAGGGTAGAGATCGGCGCGACCTGTCGCGAGACTAATCGAAAACTCCGCAACGCCCCGTTGCAGCTTGTCCCACTTTGCCTGTGCAGCGCGCATGGCCTGTGCTTTACTGGCAAAAATCGTTGTCAGCGCAAACACGTTATCTGCCTCACCGGTCATGTATTCGCCCTCGCGTGCTTCCGGCACTTTTACGGGCGTCTTTGCTTTCGGGTGTGCGGCCGTGCTGCTTTTCTTTTCCTTCTCCTTACGCCTGAGTTTGACCTGCTGGGCTTGCGGCTTCGGGTCTTTGGTGTGCAACCATTTCGCTGTTACCCCGGTATAGGCTCCCCGGTCAGCAATCGAAAACTGGTGCCGGTCGCCGTCACTGCGGGAGATCGTAACCTGCGGAATGGCTTTACCGCTGGCCGTTACGCCGCGCCCGGCTTTGAGCAAAAGCAGCTTACCCGCCTTGACTGATACCTCACCGCCGTTGCGCTCAGCGAGCCGGGTCAGAAATTTGACGTCTGACTCCTGCGACTGGTCAACGTGAGGCAGTGGGATTTTTGCCAGCTCGGGCGCGACGCTCGACCCCAGCTTGTTACGGGCGGCGATAGCTTCCACCACGCCGCCGAGGGTGGTGTCATGCCATGACTCTTCCCGGCGCGAGTTCAGGGTGCCGCGAAAGTCAGCGCTGCGCGCGCGAACGGTAACGGTGTCGGGCGCACCCCGGTGCTCGACTTCATCAACGGTAAAGCTGCCTTTTCCCACCAGGGCAAATCCTTTCCACCCGAGAAACAGGCTCAGCACCGCCCCCCGGATCGGCAACTCGACCAGACCGTCGGCGTCGTCAAGCTCGATATCGAGCTGGTCAGCTTCAAATCCCCGGTTGTCGGTCAGCGTCAGGCTCCTGAGACGGTTACTGATATTCCCGGTGATGTCTTTGCTGTTGATGGTCAGCATAAAGGCGGGGGTCAGTACGCCTCCCGCGTTGTTATTCAGTGGATTCAGCATTATCCAGCTCCCGCCAGCCCTGTTAATTTACCCGCCATATCGCCCGCCTTACCTACGAGAGATTCAACCTGTTTACCAATGTCGCCGTAAAGTGCGGCAAGCGACGGATCAACGCGGGTGAGCGTCATCGTAAAATCGATTTTTCGCGCCGTACCATCAGAGAAAAACAGACTGCCCGTTTCGCTGACGTTATTGATGGCGTACATGCCATAAATCAGCCCCGAACCATCCAGCAGCGGCCACGCGCGCCCCTCTTCAGCCATCAGCCTGACTGTGTTCATTGTCATTTTCCCGCCCGTCAGCTCGGGATAAAGCACGCCGGACAGCGTGATTTTTTCCTCACCGACCCCTAAAAACTGATAAGCATCGCGCTGGCCGACGCGGGGATTTGACGGCCAGCGGTATTCCGCATCGCGCTGCATGGTCTGAAAGGGCAGCGTCTGGCGCATGAAGACAAACATGCCTAGCGTGAGCATCATTTTTGTTACCTCCTTAGTCGTGCATCATGCTGGCGCGCATGCGGGCTTTCTTCTCTCGCTCGTGTTTTTCGAGTGCTTCCTGCAACTGGCGATCGAGCTGGGTGCCCGGAGCAGCGCCGCCCTGCAATGTGATGTGATAATCGTTTTTGCTCTGGTCTACGTATGAGCGCCCCGCGGATGCCGTGACAGGTTTATATCCCTGATAACCTGCCGCCTGGCTGGTTGCCGGAATATAGCTGCTGCCCTGCGCGGCGGCGTTAGCTTTCGCGGCGGTCTGGTCGAGCGTGCCCGATTCTTTATTGATGACCCCGAGCTTTTCGAGTACCCAGTCGATACCACTGCGCAGCTTGTTAAACGCCGTCAGCGGGAGCATCAGCGCATCGGCCAGCGCCTGGCCGAACATCACGCCGGTGTCGCGGCAACTGTTTAACGTGTCCTGTGCCGATTTCACCGGTGCTATCAGGTTCGTGAACCACTGCCACGCGGCCTGTAGCTTTTGCCCCAGCCAGTCAAACACGGGCCTGAGTGGGGCGAACAGTTCCGCGACCGGCGCGAATGCCGCCCGTACCCCCTCAATAACGCCCCCGAAAAAGGCGCTGATGGGCTCCCAGTATTTGCGGATTAACAGCGCCCCGGCGACGACAGCCGCAACGACGGCCACCACTGGCCATGTGATCGCGCCAATAGCCGTGACGATAGCGCCCCCGGCAATGCTGAACCCGGTCGCGAGTAATCCCGCCCCTGCTATCAGCGCGTTGATACCCGCCATCACCGGCCAGATAACCAGCCCCACACCACCAAGCACCGCCGCAAGCCCGGCGATTGCACCGGCTATCATGACCAGATTGGCGGTCAGG